ATTATACTGTCTCAGGGGGAAATGGTAGCTGGACTGCTAACTACAGTGATGGTACTGTTATAAAAACTGGGTTTCAAAAGAAGTCTAGCTTAACAAACGCAGTAGAAAATATAATACCTGAACTTGTTAATGATTTTAAAGAATCAGAAATTCTTAAACCTTATAATAAAGAATTAGAAGGTTTAAGAATTTCTGATTCTTTAAAATCATTAACAAGTTCAGGTATTATATTTTCTACTGCGTTTGTTAAGCTAGACTTCTTTTGAAACCCAGTTTTTATAACAGTACCATCACTGTAGTTAGCAGTCCAGCTACCATTTCCCCCTGAGACAGTATAATCTGTTAAGTCTTCAGGGAATTTATTAGAAGTAAACATTGCCGCAAAACCAGCAGCTTTTCCGGTAAGTTTATTTTCAGTAGTAAAGTTTTTTGAAAAATCATCAAAGCCTTTAGGTAACTCTGGAAGAGTAGGTGGATTAGGAACCAACTCGTCAATAGGGGGTATACCCGGAGAGGGTTCATCATCAATAGGATACTTGCCTTCTTCAGGAATACTAAATTCCTTACCTTTCTTTGCTATAGCTAAAGCATCTTGTGATGTAACTTTACCATCACCATTTATATCATACCTTAAGTCTACCTCTTCTTTACCTACAGACATGTTCAATGCTTTCATTGAAGCATCAGAGTAGAAGGGTTGTGGTTGAGGATCAGGTTGAATAGGTTTTGGTTGTAGTTTATCTTTTGCACCAGCTAGGGTATCTACACGGCGTAGTCCTTGAGCAGGTACAGGAGGTACAGGATCACGAGGATCAACTGGTTGAATAGGTTGAATAGGTTGTGGTTGTAGTTTATCTTTAGGTAATTGAACAGGTTGTTGTTGAGCTTGTTGTTTTTGTTTCATCATAGCAGTATTATCAATACTACCATCTTGTTTTAGTACAGCACCTACTCCTTGTTGAGCTTGTTGCGCAGGTTGTTTAAGTAAATTATCTATATCAAGATTTTGTACATTACCTTTTTGATCATAGTAAGTTCTATAATCAACATCACCACCATTAGCAAAATTTTGAACCATACCACCATTAACCATCTGAAGAGCTTTTTGCTGGTACATACCCATCTGCTGCATCTTATCAGGATTTTGATTTAAGTAATCATTAAAGTTACTCATGTCACCTTGATACCCTAGAGTACCTGCAATACGTTGCATAGCTTCAGGTTTAAATCCTTTAAATTGTTGCATTTTTTTATTTACCTTTATCCATTGACTGCTTCATTTAAACCCCAGATCATTAAGCTGGAACCTATAATAAAAAATACTACCGCTGCTGCTACAGAAAGCATCCAAAATAATTTGTCTCTTGCTTCTGCTGCTTCTTCTAGTACTTTTCTTTGTCTAGTCCTAGCGGCAGCTTGTTCTTGTACAACTAAGTCCCACATACCCGGTGGTCCATATAGTCTGCAGCAAGACCTGAGTTCCTGTTGAGCTTCTTTGTGGGCCATCTTTGCCTGTGCTATTGCAAAGCCCTCTTCTTCTGAAGATGTAAGCCTACCTAGTGGTCCTTTGTGCCTACCTTGTTCTGCAAGATTTATGTCAGCTTCTAACTTAGCTAACTTACCAAACTGAGGCAGTAGACTTGAGGCATCTTTTCCTGCTTTTATGGCAGCACTTACAGACCCTGCTATCTTAGTAACTGCACCAGCTAATGCTAATACCTCTATCACGACAGTAATCCTTTTGTTATATAATTACCGCCATCCACATAAGGGATATCAAGGTAAGGGTTGTCTGCTTGCCATCTTTTCTACAGACATACGAATAGCTTTTATGTTCTCATCTATTCTAGCCATAGAGATAGCTTGCCCATGTACTGCGTCTTCCATACGGCCTAGTCTCTGTTGTACCTCTACAATCTTAGAAGCATTAACTTCTATGTCAGATGTCATTGTACTTACAGTCCAAACAATAGCTGCACCCTGCACAAATAAACCAAAGATTAATGTTAAGGGTACAGACTTACTTAAATGCCAGTTATCATTTGCCATTCTTAATCACCATTCAGTGTGTCTAGGTCATCCCATACTTTAGTGGCATGGGCTGCTGCATCAAATGTGACTTCTTCGCCATCACTATTTTGGTCTTTCCAACTGTTAGCATTAGCAGAGTTTGTTAAGTATGTCTGTAAATCAGACTTGCTACTAATCTCAGCAATAGCCTCTGATATGTCTGCACCATCGTCAGCTATACCTATCATAATCCAATCTTGAGGACTTGCTGTATCAGGATCAGCTACAGCAAACATACCACCAGTACCTTGAGGTACACCAAACTTTAACCATGTAGGTATTGTACCTGCAGAGGTTAACCTGTATTTTACTACTTTATACGCCATCTGTTTTATCCTCTATTTGTGGTGTGTTAGCTAATGATGTAGGGTCATATACGTCAAACCCTCTACTCTTAGCAAATGCTGCTGGACATCCTGCCCACTTATCTGCACATCCCTCAAGCCATTGTACTGTATGCTCATGCTCTGGGGCTTTGCCTTGTTGTACTAATTCGTTTTCCCAGTTAAGGTATGACATTACTTCTAGTTGAGCTTGGGCTGCATTGATACCTAAGTCAAATAAGTAGATCATGTTACCTTCGTCAATGATACCCTGTCGTGGTCTTGCACTGTTTAATGCTTGCTTCATACAAGTCATAATGTGGTAACGTGCTTCTTCTAGTTCGTAGTCTTCCTCAGTAAGTTCTGTCTTACCTATCTTCTTCATCAGGTTATCGTACTGATTAGTGAAGAAGTTCATCTTACGTACAGCACCTTGGACTGCGTTGCGTGTACCTTCTAAGTGACCCTGTAGCTCTAGTATCTTTATCTCTAATAGCTCACGGTCTAAGTCATCTGTACAAACTTTAAGTTCAGCTTCTCTTTTCTTAAGCTTATTCTCTTTCTTGCGTAATCCTATGTAGACTTCCTGTAGTGCTGATCCTGTCTTGTCTATCTCAGCTAGTGTATGCTTAATGCTACGTATGGGTGTGATAGCTGTTACGTCTAGTGTAACTCCCATGAACTGACTGTGTGACTTGTGGAAGTTGCTGGTGGCCTGTGTAACTGCTGGCATCTTCTCAGCAATGTTATTAAGCATAGACTTATACTCAGGGGCAGCAGTAGGTAGTGCTTGGTTTAGTGTAGTAGTAATAGCTAATTCTGTAGACATTAGTAACTCCTTCTTAAAAAAGAGTTATACCATATTTTTAAAGTAAATGCAAGCACTATCCGTTAGACCATTGGGTATACCATCTACCATCAGAGTTCTTAAATGCACCATCACATACTAGCCCTGCCTTTGGTCCATCAAACACAACATCTATACCTTCACCATTAAGCCATGCCTCTGTTAGCTCACCTTGTGCAGGTACATTATGTGGCCTACGTTTTCTAGTCTCATAACGAAACTCTTTCTCCGTAAGCAGTCTGCCTGTATTTCTGTATCTAAGTAGTCCCATTTATATTCCTATGCTATGGCGTAGAAGATGTAGTCACCATCAGTAAAGTCACCTGAGATTTGAAAGCCTGACGCTAATGGGTCTATAAAATCTGTATTAGTAACTTGTGCTGCATTTGTGTTAATCAGAAGATATGGATCATTACCAGCAATTATACCATTCACGCTATCCCAGAAGTACCAATCTCCATTAGCATCAGTACGTTTGAGCATTACAAACCTAGCACCTGCACTAAAACCACAATCTACATCTGTAGAACTTCCTGAATGTGTTACTGATCCTACTTTAGATACACCTGCTAGTGTTGAGAATAAAAAGGCTATGTAGGTGGAGCCAGAGTCAGTTGTTCTGTTGTGTGTACCAACAGAAAACACGGTTGAAGTAGGGGCTGTATTGTTCCAAATAGTTGTAACAGAATCTGAGTTAATATCAGCATTATCGTTTAAATTAAGATACTTATCGTTACCAAACCCAGCCCAAACTGTCCAATCTTCTGCAGCATTTCTACGTTTTACCCACATCATTTCAGGAGCAGCACCAAGACCATGAGCTTCTGTCTTTGCACTACCTGTGCCTAAGTAAGCAACCACATCAAAGTAGCCTTTTGCACGTGTCCACATCCAAGCCTGTCGTGGGCTATCAGCGCCAGAATACCAACCCTGACTGTAATCAAATCCAAAGTTAGCACTACTACTTGCAGCCGCAGTGGTGTCGATAACATTGTATGTACCTTGAATAAGCCTAGCCGAGGAATACCCCGGCCCCCCATCAGCCGGAGATCTCATAAAAGCAAAGTCAACAAGGGTATTAGCACCATTAGCAGGTTTGTAGATTGGCAGACCTGAGCTTCCAGTAGCTTGCATAGCAAACACCTCAGTAGCATCCGTTATGGTAGCCATGTTAGGTCTTCTGATTGCCATGTAGATAAAAGAAGTATTGTTATTGTTTAGATAGCCAATACTACTAATAAGTTTAAAACCTGTAGCAGTAGGCACAACGTAGTTACCTTGGTCTGACCAATTATTAGCATCATTATCCCCTGGATCCTCAGGGTTATTTCCGTTAGCTAATAAAACAATGTCATTTCCAGCAGCAGCAAACCCTCTCATAGTATCATGTATAAGCCAAGGATCTCCATCAGCCGTGTTATGAATTAACAACCACTGAGGTTCCCAGCCTAAGTTAATTACAGGGCCAGTATTATTACCATTACCAGTATAACTACCGCACTGGATCATAGAGTCAGCCCCTGTTTCGTGAGCAAAGAGGTAGGCTACGTAGTTTTCACCACTAGCATTAACTGCATGGTCTGTACCTACTGTAAACACACTTGTAGTAGGAGCAGTGTCATTCCACCAAGCAGCACTATCTGCAGTTGTAGAAGCAGTATTTAATATTAAATAGTCTGTTTGTGGTGCAGCAGTATTTGCTCTATGGTACACTGCCCAGTTGTCAGTCGCATCTCTGTTTTTAATAAGTATCATACCAACAGTACCACCTAGTGAGTGAGCTACTGTTCTAGCAGAACCTGTACCTTCATATGTAACTATATCAAAAAACTTAGG